GGTTTCGCCGTCTGACAAGCCATTGCAGATCAGCAACGAGCCTTTGCCCAAGACAAGCCAAGCACCTGCAAGCGGCGGCGGTGGCACATATGGCGGCGGGTCGTCTGTTGATTCCGACGAAATCCCGTTTTAATTTCGACGCAACAAAACCAGCGGCGCACAATCAACGCGCCGTTGGTCAACAGTAACAAGGAGAAAAAAATGACACGCGAAGAAATGGACACGATCTTAAACGCAGCTTTTGCAAAAGTATTTGGGGAAAAGTGGTGATGGAGCAAAGAACACCTCAATGGTTTGCGGCGCGGGCCGGGCGGATCACGGCAAGCGGCGCGGGTGCATTGCTTGGGCTGTCACCGCACACAAGCGAGGCAGACGGGTTTCGCAGCCTTGTGCGGTCAATGCACGGGATGCCGTCGGAATTTGTCGGCAACGTCGCAACGGAATACGGCACATTTCACGAAGCCGGTGCGCTTGTGGAATACTGCATGGAAACGGGGTATGAGGTTAAGGATCTAGCCTTTGCACCATATGCGGATTGGCTAGGCGCGTCGCCCGACGGGTTGATAAATAGCGAATGGGGGATGTTAGAAATAAAATGCCCATTTGGCAAGCGCAACAAAAACCCGCCGGTCTTTAAGTCAATCAAAGATCAGCCGCACTATTATGCGCAAATTCAAATCCAGATGTTTTGCACGGGCCGCGATTTTTGCGATTTTTATCAATGGTCTCCACATGGCACGATGACAGAACGTGTTTGGCACAAGATGGACTGGCTTGACACCCACATACCAATTCTGCGCGAAATATGGGAACGCGCCAAGGCCGCCGATCCTGCCGACTTTGTGGGGCCAAAGCGTCAAGAATATGACACGCCCGAAGCTGCCAAGCTGGTTGCGGAATATGACGAACTGTCCGAAGCGATCGACAACGCTAGCGCACGCAAAAAAGACATTGTGGCCCGCATGGTTGAAATGTCCGGCAAGCGTGACGCGGTGATAGGCGGGCGCAATCTTACCCTTGTGAAGCGCAAGGGGTCCGTGTCGTATGCAAAAGCCATTGGCGTGTTGCTGCCCGATGCGGATCTTGAGCAATGGCGCGGCAAGGCAAGCGAAGGCTGGCAGCTAAAGTGACGCCAGAACAGGAGGACCGCGCAAACGATGCCGCAAACAAGATCATCGCGGAATTGATTGCGGCACAAACGGCGGATGAATGCGAAGCGGTGGCAGCGCGACACGCCGCCGTTTTTGCCCGCTTGCAAGCGGTTCACCCTGTCCGGGCTTTGCACATTATTAACCTAGCGGGCCTGCGCAAGCGTGATTTTACGCGGGCCGCGCGGGCCGAAACACAGCAACAAAGAAAACAGCAAGGGGATTTATTTCGATAGCTTGCAGCCCGACAATTCTTGCTATATACTTAAATTGTTGGGCCTAGGTTTGCTCCCGAACGTGTGTAACGCTGACACGCTGGCCCAACTTCTAACATCAGCGCAACCTTAGCGGGGTTCTATTTTGACCAAACAATTTTACATTTACGTTCATAAATATGCGTCAGGCTCAAAGTCTGGCCAGATTTTCTATGTGGGTAAAGGCTCTGGCAAACGGTCAGGCGATATTTTGTGCAGAAACATTCATTGGAATAGAGTAGTGGCGAAATACGGGTTTACAGCAGAACGGCTGGCATTCTTTTCAAAATCACAGTGCGCATTTTCATTTGAGACTGCTTTAATTAGAAGGTTGGGAAGGGCAAACCTTTGCAACATGACAGATGGCGGTGACGGATGTAGAGGGCTTGGCGCGGAAAGCATAAAGAAAATGTCCATTGCCAAAATTGGAAAGCCACAGAGGCCAAGAACGTTAGCGGAAAGACAGGAAATTTCAAAGCGTGTAAGCGTTGCTATTGTATCCGACAGAGGCGAGCGGTTCGACAGTGGAAAGTTAGCTGAACTTTGGCTGAGGGTAAACGGCTACCCCACTGCTTCACGATGCAACATATCATCTTGCATAACTGGCAACCTACACACTGCATATGACAGGACTTGGGCCAAATGTGGCAGCGAGCCAAAATCGTACAAAAGTATGAAGGGTGTAAAAAGAAGTAAAAAGGTAAAAAGGTCAGATGGGGCTATCTTTGATAGCGCAGTATCTGCGGCAAAAGCCATGAACGGGTCACAGGGGAATATATCAATGGTTTGCAGGAATGAAAGAAAATTAGCATACGGATTTTCGTGGTGTTACCTATGAAGCTGCGCCCGTACCAATTGAAGGCGGCAGACGCCGTTTGGCAGCACATTAAGGCTAGCGTTGATCCTTGCTTGATCGAAGCGGCAACGGGTGCCGGAAAGTCACTTATCATTGCATCCTTGGCTGCGACAATTCACCAGACTACGGGTAAAAAGGTTCTTTGCCTTGCTCCGTCTGCCGAGTTGGTGCAACAAAATAGAGAAAAGATGATAAATTCCGGTCACAAGGCCAGCATGTTTAGCGCAAGTGCGGGCGCAAAAGACCTGCGACACAACGTGGTTTTTGGTTCGCCATTGACCGTAAAAAACCGCATCAGCCGCTTTCAATCAGGCTATGCGGCGGTTGTTATTGATGAAGCGCACGGCCTGACGCCGACCATTAAAGGCATCATTGACGCAATGCGCGACGGCAACCCGATGCTGCGCGTTATCGGCCTGACAGCAACGCCCTACCGCCTTGGCAGCGGTTACATCTTTCGCCAGTGGCCGGACGGCAAGGTCAACAGCGACGAAACAACCCGCGACCCCTATTTTCCGATTTTGGTTGACCGCATCACAGCGCCGGAACTGATTGACCTTGGTTTTCTGACAAAGCCCGTGCTGGGTTCCGCAGGCACAGAAGGCTATGACACGGCCAGCCTGACGGCCAATGGGCAGGGCAAGTTTGACAGCCAAGCCGTTGACCGCGCATATCACGGACACGGACGCAAAACGGCGGCAATCGTTGCGGATGTTGTCGCGCAGTCTGCAAGCCGCAACGGTGTTATGTTTTTCGCCGCAACGGTCCAGCACGCAAAGGAGGTCATGGCGTCATTGCCGCCGGGCTTGTCTGCGCTTGTGACGGGTGAAACGCCAGCAAGCGAACGCAAGCGGATTTTGTCCGCGTTCAAATCGCGAACTACAAAGTATCTTGTCAACGTGTCTGTGTTGACCGTTGGTTTTGACGCACCGCACGTTGATGTTATTGCAATCTTGCGCAAGACTGAAAGCGTCGGGTTGTTGCAACAGATCATCGGTCGCGGGCTGCGCTTGGACACAAACAAGCCGGATTGCTTGGTTTTAGATTATACGACAAACATCGAGGATCATTGCCCCGACGGTGATTTGTTTGCGCCAGAAATCAGGGCAGGAAAAGAGGCGGGCGAGGGTAAGGCACCAGCGGTTTGCCCAACTTGCAGTTATGAAAACAGGTTTTCGACAAACATTAAATATGTGGACTATAACAAAGACTTGGCGGGTTACTGTCTGGATCTGGACGGCAATCAGGTTATGACCGACTATGGGCCGCTGTCGGGACATCATGGCCGCCGGTGCTTAAACCAAGAAAAGACGGGGCCGCTTGGCACATATGAACGATGCGGGTACCGCTGGACAAGCAAGGAATGTGTGTTTTGCGAAGCCGCCAACGACATAGCCGCGCGTTATTGCTGCGAGTGCAAGGCCGAGATCGTGGACCCTAACGAACGCCTTCACCTAAATTTTGTCAGGTCAAAAAAGACACCAACAGAAATGCAGACCGACATTATAATAAGCGTTGATATTAGGGATGGGGTTTCGCAGAAAGGGAACAGGACGGTCAGGGCAGACTTTGTAACGCCTTGGAGGTCTTTCTCAATTTGGTTTACGCCAGACAGTCACTACACAAAACAGCAAGGTGAATATGCGTCATTCGTAAAGGCAACGGAGTCGGGAACCCCTAGAACGATTACTTACAGAAAAAGCGCGGATAGCGGGTTTTATAACGTCTATGGATACAATCGGCCAGAAGACGTTGAACCTGACAAGGTTGCGGTGTAGAATAAACGTGCGGGCTAGACTGGCCAGTCGAAAAGGTGTTTTCCTGACACCCTGCCCGCTTAAAATCAGGACGACCTAAGGAGGGTCTAATGCTAAACAAATTTTGCGTTTACATCCACGTCAGGAATACTGACGGGAAAATATTCTACGTTGGTAAGGGCAGCCGTGATAGGCCCAATTCAAAATCAAATAGAAATAAATGGTGGTCTAAGGTTGTTAAAAAGCATGGATACCACGTAAAAGTTGTGCGAACCTTTGAGAATGAATGTGACGCGTTTGCCACCGAGGTTTCATTGATTTCTTTCTTTAAGGAAAGCCAGCCCATTGTCAACCTGACAAATGGTGGTGAGGGAATTTCTGGATGGAGGCATACTGACGAATGCAAGTACAGAATGTCATTGGTCCCAAAGCCAAACCCTTGGTTAAAAGGCAGGAATGTGCCTGAATATCTCAAGGAGGTGTTCCGTCAGGCAAAGTTGGGTAAGAAGCAGTCGCCTGAACACGCTCAAAAAAGTAGGAACGCAAAGATTGGCAAGAAGATTTCTGACACTTCAAAATTTAATCTTGATAAAAGAAAGCCTGTAAAAAACTCAAACGGTGAAGTTTTTGAAAGCGCCGCAAGTGCTGCCCGTGCGCTATCAGACAGGCTTGGCGTCAAGGCGTCACAAGGCAACATAACTATGTGCATTCATGGCAGAAGAAAATCAGCATACGGACTTTCTTGGAGTTTTCAATGAAACTAAATGACCTGCCGTTCCGTGTCTATGGTGACACCGATTTTCGCAGTAAATGCGCAACGGAAAGCGTTGAGCAAGTGACGTTCTTCAATCGCTTGCGCACGCAATACCCCGATAGCTGGGGGCTGCTTGCCGTTCACCCGCGCAACGAACAGCAATTACGCGGGGGGCAGTTTGGCAGCATGTCAAAACAGAAAGCCGAGGGAATGTCCCCCGGCGCGTCTGATATTATTTTGCCCGGACGTGTGACGTTTGTGTGTGAGCTGAAGCGCCGTGACCGCACTAAAAGCACGTGGGAGGCGGGACAGGTCGCATATCTAACAGCAGCGCATCAGGCGGGCGCGTTTGCCTGTGTGGCGCTGGGCTGCGATGCCGCGTGGCAAGCGTTTAACGACTGGCTTGCCACGCGGGGTTAGGCAGCCGCCTTGGGTGCAAATCTGGCCGCGCCGCACGCTCGACAGTAATGACCGCCAAAGATTGACGGTTCCCATTCATGGCCCATTGCAGCGCAGTGCCTTTCAAATCCTGCGATTAACTTTCGGATGCGGTCTTTTGTTTCGTCTGGTGTTTCAAGTTTAGTCATCGTCGCTTTCTCCCCTTACAAAATAAAATAGGATGTTGGCGGGTTGCCAAAGCTGCGAACAATCGACGTATTATAGTAATGCTCGCCGCTAGTTGTTTCGAATGTCAGCGCGGCCAACACGTCACCGTTGCTTTCGATCAGATCCTTGACCGCGTGGGCCAATTCGTCCGGTGTCATTTTAGGTTTGTCCATCGTCTCTTTCTCCCTTTGTATTATCTTTGATAATCAACATGCGCGTGTATGTTGATGCGCCAACGCCCATAGCAGCGGCAGCGCGTTCCAGTTTTTCACGGTCGTCGTCTGTCATAAGAACATGCAACCGGTTTGTGAGTTTTTGTTTTGTGTTTTTCATATGCCACTTATACAGCAACGCCAATTCCGCGCAACATATATTATGCACATAAAAGGTGTTGACAGCGCGGGGTGCTTGCTAGATACAAGGGATAGA